GCTGTTCCTCATAGCGTATTCCCACCAGTTCCCTGTGTAGTAGGTTTTATTTTAACTTTTATTTTTGTGAATTTTGTGCGTTTTCTGCTTCGTATAAATTCAACATTTGCTCTGTCAGAGTTGATCTGACGGTGCCATCGAACCTCATATCACCGTTACTTTGTGCAGCTTTTAACGCATGTGCGCGCTGTGTTCTCCACATGATCGCAAATTCAAAAAACGCTATGATATCTTTATTTTCCATGCGTTCAATCATGCGTTCTTCTGTTTGATCTTCCCATAATTGTGTTGGCAAATAACCGCTTTTATATCGCCTGACTAAACCGAGCGAAATCCCGTCATTGAGACAATTGCGGATTGTAGATTTAGATGCCTTGCCGTCTAATATTTGTACAAATTCTGCCATTTTTACAACACCGCGGCGCTCGTAAAATACGTTAGCGATGTATCTAACAATCAATTCATAGCTTGGCGCGATATTCCGCCATTTATAAAAATTTGTGCTTGTCCCTGTATCTTCCAAAAAGGCAATCACCGCTTTGGTCATTAAGTTCTGCGCATACAAACTGTGTTTGTACAAGAACCGATCACTCGACAGCTCATATTCCAAATTGTGCGTGTCATACAGCTTCTCTCTACGCTGTGTGACACGGCCATGACCTACCTTTAAGCATTCTCGTATTTCGTCTGTCATTTTCTGTCTTCCCTATAGTTATTTTTTAACCCTATTAGTGCTTACCTATTTTGACAAGTTTCTCTTACAGAATTTATAACGTCCGCAATTCTTACGTTACGGACTTACGTTTTGTTATTCTCCGAGTGGATCGACGAGCGCGGCATGACCCGCGCAAAAGCCGCCAAGCTTCTCGGCGTCACGCCGACCGCAGTCACGCATTGGTACTGGGGAACGCATAGACCTAGCGCAGAGATCACTGCGCGCATCTATGAACTGAGTGGCGGCAAGGTGACCGTAAATGATCTGCACCGGGGCTTTCAGATGGCAAGGAATGCCGAATGAGCGCGGGCAACAAGCGGCGCGGATACGACCATGAGAAGGGCTCTGTCGATTTTGCGCTCAGCAAGGGGCTCGATGCACGCCGCGTGTTTGGCAGCGGAAGTTATAAAGCGCAGCTCGGTGACGACTATGCCGGCGACGTGGTGATCGAGGGCCTTCGCTGCGAAATGAAACGGCGCAAGACAGGGTTCAAAATAATTTACGACGCGTTTCTGCAAGACAACGCAGACGTTGTTTGTGTCCGAGCTGACCGCAAAGAGCGGCTCTGGATCGTCAAAGACACCCTCTTTGCACAACTACTGAAGGGAGAGCAACGATGACTAGTCTGTCATCTATAGTTACCGGCTCGACCATGTCGGCACCGCGCGTGCTGATATATGGTCCCGCTGGAGTGGGCAAAACGAGTTTCGGAGCGTCAGCGCCGGCAGCGATATTTATTCAGACTGAGGATGGTGCTGATGTCGTCGGTGCCGATCGGTTTCCGCTTGCCGAGACATATGCCGATGTTGAAGCCGCGATCGGCACGTTAGCGAAGGAAGACCACAAGTACGCAACTGTCGTTGTTGATTCTTTAGACTGGTTGGAGACGTTGATCTGGCAGCGCGTCTGCCAAGTCCACAAGCTTAACAGCATTCAGGATTTGGGATACGGGAAGGGCTACGCCCATGCCGTGGATATCTGGCGCTCGTTCCTAGATGGCTTGAACCATCTTCGCAAGAACAAGGGCATGGCAGTTATCATGCTTGCCCACAGTCATATTAAACGCTTCGAAGACCCAGCGGGCGAAAGTTATGACCGTTACGAGATCAAGCTTCACCAAAAAGCATCTGGCGTATGCATGGAAAGCGCAGACCTGGTTGGGTTTGCAACATACCGCGTCTCGACAAAAGAGGTAGACGGCGGGTTCGGGCGGAAAAAGTCCGTTGCCGTCGGCACTGGCGAGCGGGTGCTGCGCACCGCGGAGCGACCGGCGTTCATTGCTAAGTCACGCTACACAATACCCGACGAGCTGCCCCTGAGCTGGGATGCCCTCGTTGATTCAATCACAAACAAGAAGGAGGCCGCTTGATGGTGGCGTTAAATTTTGATGCGACGGCCGTGCCGGAAAGCACGGGCGGATTTGATCTTATCGAACCTGGCGAGTATCGGGCTGAGATTGTTGCGGAAGAGGTTAAGGAGTCTAAGTCAACGGCCGGCAATCATTATCTAGAATTGCAGGTAAAGATCGATGGCAAGGGCTCGATTTGGGATCGCCTGAACCTTTGGAATAGCAACCCATCCGCTGTCGAGATAGCCAACGGCACACTCAAAGAAATTGCGAACGCCATTGGGCAGAGCCGCATTGCGGACAGCGCTGAGATGTTGCTGAAGCCTCTCATGGTGCGGGTTGAGATTGAGCCTGGCACTGCCGGTTATAAGGATAAAAACATCATAGTGAAGTACAGCGGCGTTGGGTCTCCCGCTGCGCCCCTGCAAGTTGCGCAAGCAGCACAAGCACCCGTTCCTCCCTCGGCGCCGTCCGCCACTGCGGCGCCGGCCCAAGCTACTTCTGGTCAGGTTCCCTGGCAGTCGTAGCACAACTGGGGGCGGGTTTCGGCCCGCCCCCCTTTTTTATGGTGGCACATGGTTGAATTGAAAATTGTAGATCCGACGCTTGAGGCGGCTGATCGCGCGATTGAAAAGCGCGAGGCTTTGCGGGGATCGCGCCAGTATTTGGGCATGAGTGGCAGCGGAGACTGTCCGCGCAAGCAAGCTTATAGACACAGCTTGGTAGAGGCAGAGCCGTTTAAAGCGCAAACGCTCTACAATTTTGCTGACGGGCATCGTACCGAAGATCTCAAGACTGAAAGATTACGCATGGCGCCGGGTGTGACCGTGATCGACAGAGATCCAGACACCGGACGGCAAATTGAGGTCGAGGACCACGATGGTCATTTTCTTGGGCATCTGGACGGGGAAATCTTTGGACTGCACCAGGCGCCGAAAACGCCGCACGTTTTGGAAATTAAGTGCGTGTCGGACAAACGGTTTGCGGAGTTTGAAAAGCTCAAGATTAAAGAAGGTGAAAAGAATACGCTGCGCGCCTGGAGCGAGACGTACTACGCTCAGCACCAGCTCTACATGCTCTACAGAGGACGCACGCGCGGCTATCTCGTTGTCGCTAGTGCAGGCGGGCGGCGTTGGACAAGCGTGCGCACCGACTTCAATCGCGAGGCCGCTGAGTTCTATGTTGAGCGTGCGCGGCAGATAATCTTTGAGCGCGACCGCGTGCCGGATCGCATTAGTGAGAACCCTAATTTCTATATGTGCCGGTGGTGCGAGTACTCGGACGTTTGCCACGAGGGCAAGCCGCCGACACGCAACTGCCGCACATGCGTGTGGTCGAAGCCTGTGGCGCATGGTGCATGGCACTGTCAGCGCCACGATAACGGTCTCGATTTTTCAAAACAAAATGCAGGATGCGCGGATCAGCGCTACCGGCCGGCACTTGTGGCGGGCGAGGTGGTCGCGATCGATGATGCTGCCAACACGATTTCATATAAGCGTGGTGATGAGGAGTGGACAGACAATGGTTAGACGCGAAAGTTGGGTTAGCCGCGGAGTTTGGGAACGACGCGCGGCGCGGCGTTGGTCACGGCGTAAGCTGGCAGAGCGCGCGGGCGTGGCCGAAGGCACGATTGCAAATATCGAATACGGGTTATGCCACACGGGCATCGACACGCTTGAGGCGGTGCTGCGTGAGCTTGGTTGCGAGCTGGTGATTAAGGAGGTCGATTAAATGACTTATCAAAAACATCAACGAGATCGATACCCTTCTTGGGCTGCTAGATTCATCCGCGCTGAGCGGCTGAAGAAAAATATTACGCAAGAAGAGTTGGCGCGACGTAGCGGAGTTAGGGTTCAGCATATCCGTTTGATTGAGTGGCAATGCAATTCGCCGCGTTTCGAAACTATGGAAAAGTTAATAAATACGCTGGGTTATGAGTTGCACGCCATGCCTAGTGAAGACACAGACAAAACTCTTGAAGCCGACATACAGGACGAGGCTATACGACTCGAAAAATTGAACAGAGATGCGCAAAGAGAGACGCACGAGGTTCTCGAATCTCTTGAGAAACGCGCCAACCGTCTTGACCTCTCCTTGCAACAAGCCTGCGAGAAAGCTGGCGTTGCATATTCAACGGTGACGCGATGGCGATCTGGTTTTAGCTCTCCGACGCTGAAATCTATCACCAGAATACAGAAGGCGCTGCAAGGCGTTGAGGAAAATTCTGAAACTCGCGATCAAATAAATTGGATCATGCACTTATCTGGGGATCGCCATGTTTGAGAAAACAGAGGGAACAAACTTGCCGTTGCCTGATCAGCTCGACGAAGTGCGGGACAAGATCAAGGTGCTGAAGAAGCGCGAGAAGGAGATTGCCGAGCAAGTGAAACAGCGGGGCGGTGAGAAAGGCGCCTTTGTCGAGGCGATCGTGCAGACGGTGCCGTCGAAGCGGCTGAACACTGAAAAGGTCAAAGCCGAGCTGAGCGACCGCATTTCGGAATTCTACGACTACGGCGAAGTCACAAAAGTCATTCTGCGTGAGATTGACCCCGAGTAGCGCGCGGCTGTG